CTTGTCTGTCTATTAATTGACTTGCTAATTGTACAGCTTTATACTTGATGGCACAAAACCATATAATACTATCAACTGCATTAATATTAACACTACCTAATACTTTATAGTTATTATAGGAACATAAATTTCAAAAAAAATATTGATTTTTTTGTTTTAAAAGAATATTTATTTATAAAAGAATAAGGAAAAAATGGAAAATAGTATGATTAAATCAGTTGTAATCCCAAATTGGGAGAATTATTTAGCCTATGAAGATGGAAGAATCTTTTCATTGAATAGGAATAAGTTTATCAAGGCTTGGCCGAACAAAAATAATGGCTACCCTCAAGTAATGTTGAGAGATAAGAATAAATTCAAGTTATGTTACGTGCATAGAATTATTTTTGAGTGTTTCAATGGAGAAATAGAAGGGCAAATTACCCACATTGACGGAAACCGCAATAACAATGCTGCAAATAACTTGAAGATAAGGACAAATTACAATGTTGCAAAGCCGAGAAAGGTACACAAGTATTATCAAAGGTTTGATTTAAGTGGTGAATTGCTCAATGTGTACAATGAAGAAACACTTGCAGCGGCTAATTATAAAAGATGCAGTGTTGTAGCCGCAAGTAACAATAACTATGTAAATGGTGGTAAGAAGACCAACATTTATAAAAACTCAACTTGGAGGGTTGTTAAGTATGAAGACAAGTAAGATTTTGGAAGTGATTAAAAAGAGCCTTGGGAAAAAGTATGGTGAGGTGCCAGCGGAATGGGAAATGCAACTTGACCAGCTAGCAACACATTTGGAGATTTACCAAAAGGCAAAGGCAAATTTAAGTGAGCAAAGTGTAACTGTGACAAATAGATTCGGTGAACAGATTCCAAACCCCAATCTTAAGATTCTGAATGATTCATCAATTCAAATGACCAAGATAGCGGAGAAATTCGGACTTAACCCTTACGCAATGAAGAGGTTGGCGGTAGAGGCAGATGAGAATGAAGACTTCATAGATAATCTTTTAAAAGGCTAAATATTATGTGTTATTCAAAAGAGAGACTTCAAGAACTATATAAGGAAAGCAGATACCGTCACGGAATTTATGATAAAAGGGAAAAGTATGTTGAAAGTGAAGAATCTGAATATACAGAAATAAACTATGACTTAATAAGAAAGTTGAAAAGCAAAAAAGATGAAAACTTATATAGACTATGCAAAGAAAGTTGTAAACAATGAAATAATTGCTTGTGAGTACATTCAATTGGCTTGCAAGCAATTCTTGCATAACCTTGAGAGAAGTGACATTGAATTTAAAGAAGAAAAGGTAGATAGAGTTATAAACTTCATTAAACACCTTAAGCATTTCACTGGACAGCACAATAACAAACCATTTTTATTACAGCCTTGGCAACAATGGATTGTAGCAAGTATATTTGGCTTCTATTATACCAATACAGAAGAAAGAGTAGTAAAGAATGTATATATTGAGATTGCACGTAAAAATGGTAAAACCGCATTTGCAGCAGCACTTTGTTTGTATGCCTTAATTGGTGACGGTGAAAGCAATAGTGAAGTGGAATTGATAGCAAACAGCAGAAAGCAAGCAAGTATTTGTTTTGATATGTGCTCCAATTTCTGTAAGTCTATTGATAGTAAGGGTAAATTCTTTAAGTATTATAGAGATAATATCAAGTACCCTCATACAAAGTCATTTCTTCAAGTATTGTCAAGTGATGCCAGCAACAATGATGGATGGAACAGTTACTTATTTGTCGCTGATGAGGTTCATTCTTATGATAATAGCAAAATGTTTGATGTAATGAAGTCTTCACAAGGTATGAGAAACAATCCTTTGGCAATCAGTATAACAACAGCTGGTTTCAATCTCTATTCTTTTTGTTACGGAATGAGACAGACCAACATTGAAATTCTGAGGGGTGCAAAGCAAGATGATTCACAATTTACCGCAATATTCACACTTGATAATGATGATGATTGGGAGAATGAAGATAATTGGGTTAAGGCAAACCCAAATCTTGGTGTGACGGTAAAACCACAATACTTGAGGGAACAGATACAGCAAGCAAAGAATAACCCATCATTGGAGGTATCTACTAAGACCAAGAATTTTAATATGTGGCTACAAACTTCTGATATATGGATTGGAAATGATGATTTACTTAAGGTGAGTGAGACGGTAGATATTGAAGAATTGGCTAAAGAGGGTTATACTTGTTATATGGGAGTGGATTTAGCAGCAGTAAGTGACTTAACTGCATTAACTATGTTAATCCCAATGTATGACAAATATTTATTTAAGACTTGGTACTTCTTACCGTCTGCAACTCTTTTTGATAATTCAAATGCAGACCTTTATAAAGAATGGAAAAGAAGAGGTGAGTTAATAATAACAGATGGTAATGTGACAGATTATGATGCAGTAACCAATATGATAATGAAAGTTGGCGAAAAGATACCAATAGAAAGAATCAGTTATGATAATTGGAATGCAACAGAATGGGCAATAAGAGCCACAGAATTAGGTTTGCCACTTATTCCTTATTCACAAGCCATTGGTAACTTCAACAGACCAACAAAGGCACTTGAAAGGGCAATAAAGCAAGGAACTTGTATAATTGACAACAACACAATAACAAGATGGTGTTTTTCCAATGTAATCTTGAAAAGGGATTGGAATGAAAATATCAAACCCACGAAAGCGGAAAACCAACAAAAGATTGATGGAGTAATAGCAATGATAATGGCTTTGGGTGGTTTGCTTGAAACACCTCAATATTCACAAGAAATTCTCTCAATAAATGGGAATTAAATAATATTTATATAAAAAAAAGGATAATGGGTAAATTAAAGGATTTTTGGGATTATGGATTTATGCCTAAAGAAACAAGGAACTTGGAAAGAAGGGATTTGGAGTATGTAAGCAGTTTTTCAGATGCCTTGCAATTTGGTCAGTTATTCAATAACAGCAAAGCAATGAATTTAAGTGCGGTGTACAGATGTACAGAGTTAATTAGTGATTCTGTTGCAATGCTTCCAATTTATGTAAGTAAAGAGGACTTGGTTATTGACAATCATCCAGTAGCCTTAATATTCTCTGACAATGGAAATAACATTTTGAGTAAGTTCAACTTCATTAAGTTATTGATTCAGTCAGTTATATTAAAGGGTAATGGCTTTGCTTATATTAGCAGAGCAAATGACGGTAGGGTTACAAATTTAAGGTTTCTTGAAGCAAGTGATGTTATTATTAACTACGACAAGTATAAGAATATATTGTATTATACTTGTGACTTAATCAGCAGAGGAAAGAAGATTGAGCCAATCAATATGATTCATCTTTTTAAAAACTCTTATGATGGTGTTAATGGAATTAGTGTATTAAGTTATGCAACACGCACAATTGGTAATGCTAATGCAACAGAAAACAGTGCAAAGGCATTCTTTGACAATGGTGCAAATCTTAGTGGTGTTCTTACGGTACAAGGTCAACTTTCAGCAAAGCAGAAAGAAGACATTCGAAGCAGCTGGACACAAGCCTATGCAAATGGAGGAAATGGTTTGGCGGTGCTTCAAGGTAATATGACCTACCAACCAATTCAGTTATCAAGTGCAGATGCTCAGATGATTGAATCAAGGCAATTCAATGTTGAAGACATTGCAAGATTCTTTGGTGTTAATCCTTTGTTGCTTGGTCTTCAAGGTTCAGCAAGTTATGCAAGTTTGGAAATGGTTCAAAATGACTTCTTGGTACATACCTTGCAGCCATATATAACAATGGTAGAAGCAGAATTTACAAGAAAGTTGTTAAAACCGTCTGAAATGGGTTTGAAAGTAAACCTTGATGAGAATGCAATCTTGAGAGTTGACAAAGCAGCACAAGCAAACTATTATGGTAGTCTTCTTGATAAGGGAGTATTATCAATTGACGAGGTTAGAAAAGAATTGGGTTATCAAGCCATTGGATTAAATGAACACATAATACCATATACAGACATAAATCAAAACACGGTAAATGGTAAGGGGAATAATAATGAAGATAAAAAGGATAGTGAATAATGATTAGAATTTATAATGGAAGTGACTTTATACTTGACTTATCAAGAATAAGTGAGTTGATTGAAATAGCAGATTCAGTTGTAGTTAAGTTATTCACTACAAATGTCAATGTATTCTGTGAATATTCCAAAGAAGATA